ACGAAATATTCATAGTATTTGTTGTATTTATAATAGTACCTGCTTGTCTTGGAGTGATATTGATTTACCATTACTCTGGCGATATAGAAGGTGATGTGTTTTTTTTCTATTATTTCATTGATCCTGTACTGGTCACATTTATATAGTTCTTCAATTACAAAACTTAATAAATCATCTTTTGCTTTAACACCTGCGATATTATGAGCCATGTCTTTCAGCTTGTCATAATTATCAGTAAGGTATTTGTTCAACATAGTTTGCTAATAGAGGGTATATGTACCTGCTTCATTAAATTATATTCTACACTACTTATTTTAGATGATTCTATTTCAATGATGTTACTAAAATGTGTATGTAGTTTTTTATAAATATAATTTTCTATATTATTGTTTTTTTTCAAATCTCGTAAAATAAAAGATAGTTCAGCTCCGCTGTCAAATAAAATTGTAAACAATAGGTTGTTAGTATCTATGTGATTCCAATGTAATCTATTCTTTCTAGTATTGAAGAATGTTGGTTTAGTTTTCATAATCATCATCAGCATAACTACAAGCTTCTGCATCTATAATAAAAGAAGCGTTTGCAACATATAAAGCATATTTTTTATACCATTGTAAATCTGATTTAATTTTTTGTATTTCTTTTTTATTCATAAATTTAGATATTTTTGTAATTCAAATAATGTTTCGTCAATATCACGACAAACAACTGCTTTGTAATTTCTTTTATTTAATTGATCAATCCATTCTAATTGTTCTTTTGTTGGTTTATTATACCCAACCTTTAATTCTATTGCTAATCCGTGATATTTGCCACGTGGCTCATATATAAATAAATCGGGGAATCCTCTTTTGTAGCCAGATTTCTGTGCCTTAATTCTCTGACTAAAATGTGGTTGATAATTGCCACCCATAGAACCACAATAAAGTATGTTGCTCAAATCCAAATATTTACATACTGCTTTTTGTAGTTGGTATTCTTTCATTTCTTAACCCATTTAGCTTGTCCATTATAATTGTTTATGTCCTTAACATACCCTATAGATTCTAGGTGTTTATGATACTCTTTAGTCTTGTTGACATCTTGTTCTATTCTTTTTGCATAATGAATGTCATAATAATCAGGAAAAGAAATATCATTGTAATAATTGCTTTTCTTTAATTTACTATACTCTTGTTTACTATACTCTACTTTACTAGCATTGCGGTCGCTATGCGTTGGCATTGCCTTTGCATTATTCCACCTTTTAGAAGCACTTTCTTTTGCTTTAATTGATTTACTATTGATTTCTTCTATTTGATTATTTAAACGCCTGGAATAAAAACAACCATCTTCAATAATAAATAAATCAAAATCTTCTATTACTTGTTTTAAAATAGCAGGATCACATTGTAATCCAAAGGCTAATGTGCCATAATCATCTATACATAGTTTGTTTTCTTCTGTGAATAACAATTCTAATAACGCCCAGAATACGCCATAGCCCTCGTAAGAGAGCTTTGATCTCATCTTTATAATGCGGTAGTCATTTCTTGCCGTGCTGTCGTGGTTAAAGTAAGTTTTTTTCATAGTGTTCAAGTATAAAAGATAATGCCTGTACTAATATATAGAAAAAGTATAAAATATATAAACAACTAACTGCACAGGCACTATCAGAATTAATTAAAATGGTGTCTTTTCATTCATTTTATAACTAATCTCATCTTCTAAAATAATATCCTTAATCATTAAAGTATTAAAAAATTTATTTTTCCATTCATTAGCTTTAATATAAAAAGCTATATTAACATACCTATCATCTTTTATTTTATCTTTATGTAAAGATATAGACTCTTTACCAAAGATTTCAAATTGATACTTATGATTAAAGTCAGTATCTGTTTCTTCTATAGTTATTAACATCTTTTCATAAGGATCACCTCCCTTTTTGTTTTCAATAGTTTCTATTCTACTATTTAAAATTTTACCTCTTATTTCATACATATTATTTAATTTATTAATTATTACTTCTTTTAAATGATTCGCTTTCATCTTCAGCAAAAACACCAAGTTCGTAAAAACCTGCTAATTTTAAAACTGCCCTGCTCATTGCTCTTTTTTCTGCCATCTCCATAACATACCAACTATTAGTGTTCCCATCTTTAAAGCTATCTCCTTTTAAAGCACTACCAAATGTTTCTATAAATTTTTCATCTGTTATTTCACCTTTTGCTTTAACTACTGCAAAATTAGGTTCACATTTTATTACTTCATATTCAACATAAATTTTCATATTAGCTTGTATTTTATCAATACCACTTCTTGTAATAATAGTATAATGTTGATGCTTAAATACATCTTCGGCTGATAAATTATTTTCTACAAATAATCTATTTAGTATTTCTTTTTTTGTCATATTAAAATGGTTTTATAAATTTAACAATATCCAAGTCAATTAATTCACAAAGCCTTTCAGCATCATTAACATTTAAACAACTAGGGTTTTTTAACTTTTTAAGAGTGGTAGGGTAGCTCCAATCTAACGCTTTGGATATATCCATTTTATTCATCTCTTTTACAGACATCGCTATTCTAATAACCTGCCTACGCATTTGTCTTGAATTCATATATTTATTTTTAAAATTATAATACAATAATAACAAATTAATTTAACCTATACTAAAATTATATTAATACTTATTAACAATTAGAATGTTAATAACTTATAAAGAAAAGTTAATACATTTTATAATTATATAAAGATTTTTTTATATATTTGTTATATTAAACAATTACAATATGAAAAACAGGTTTACAAAATACAGAACTTACAAAAATGTTGAGATACAATATGACAATTTATTTAAACATTGGATAAGTAATCAAATTTGTTTTTTCAGCCCAAGATTAAAAGATGTAAAACACAATATAAATGTTGAATTATCTTTAAGGGGTTTAAAAAAGTATAAATAGTATAAATTAAAAAAGTATAGAAATTATGAAAATAGAGCAACAATTTGAAAGAGGTTTTTTAGGTATAGCACAACAACTTAAAGGTGAAGATGATATATATATAATAGATTATAAAAGATTTTTAGAATTAACTGAGGGTTCAGGGCATTGGAAACAAGGAACAGCTTTACAAGAATTAAAAAATAATGGTAAAGTATGGACAAATTATTCAATCTTCAAATTAATTAATAATCAAAGAAAATATATAAAATAAATAGTATTAATTAAAAAAGTGATAAAATGAAAATTAAAATGAATACAAACACTTGGTTGTTTATTATAGGGGCAAAAACTAACACCCCTTTAGAAGTAGTAAAAGAAATTTTTAAAACTGAATTTGACAACTCTAAAGAGTGTTTGCAAGAATTAGAGGAGTGGCTTATAATAAATAAACAATTATTAAATAAATAAATAGTATTAATTAAAAAAGTATAGAAATTATGGAAAATCCAATTATTTATAAAAACATTCAATGTAATGTTAAACAATTAGCAAGACTAATGACATTAATAGACGACCATTTAGAAAACCAAGAAGAAATGATTGACATATATAAAAACAAACTCAACGGAGCTTACAGCACAGATGATGTTAATTTTTGCCAAGAAACTATCAAAGACAAAAAAGATATGATCCATGCTATGTTAGATATTAAAAAGCAAATGGAGGAAAAAGAATTTACAACTAAACATACTTTATAATGAAAGAGTATATAATTACAGGAAAGGGTTACTATAAGACAATGGTTAATGATCCTTTCATTAAAGGGCTTGAAATGTGTGACATTCAATCAGGATATAGGCATATCAAGTTTAAAGGCACAGAAGAACAACTAGATGCCTTTGTAGAAAAATTAATAGAAGATGAAACCAATTTCAAGTTTATAGATTGGTTTGAAAAAGATGAATATAATAACCTAGAAAGAATCCCTTTATTATGAAATATTTACAGGACTATATGAATAGCGGACAAGATGCATTATTCAAAGAACAAAAAGTGTTCTTCGCCTTTAATGACGAACAAGTAAACGAAGGCATGACCAAACACAGCATACCTAAGGAAGAAAAAATTGTTTCTTTAGGTAGCGGAATGGTTTGCCCTAAAGCTAACGCAAGATCAGTATTACAGGCATTAGATGGTATATATCGCTTAGGCATAGAGCAAGACATAAAAGAAAATGGCATTGATAAGATAATACTTAGAGAGCTATACAACCATGAATGTTTTTATGTTGGCGACATAACTGATTGTGTTAATAAGTTAGAAGATTACCCTATTACAAAAAATCAAATAATAAATATATACAGAAAAAATTATGACATATAAAAACCTACACGATATAAATACCTTCTCCTGCTCTGATAATGAAGTTTATTTATCAGGCACAGATGAAGATGGAAACGACCTTACAATAGTTTTAAATGCTTTTGAGCTATTAGAATGGTTAGATGTGAAATATATTAAAAAGCAAACAATTAAATACATTAAACAATTATGAGATCAACACATTTAACTAGAACAATAGATTATTTAAGCCAATTTGGTAGTATAACAACACTAGATGCCTTTAGAGATTTAGGCAATAGTAGACTATCTTCCACCATATTTCTGCTAAGAAAAAAAGGATATAATATTGAGTCTGATAATGTAGATGTTCCTACTAGATGGATAAAAGATAATGGAGATAGGAAATTCACGCAAGTAGTTCGCTATAGACTAATTGCTTAAATAATAGACAAGCACATATGTTGAACACCATTAGGTTGTAGGACGACCAAGTTAAACAACCCGCATATGTGCCTATCTACTATTTTTTAATTTACTTACTAATACTTTAAACTCCTCACGCATAGTTTTTATGTCATATACTTTTTCTTTATTCTTATCATAAGTATAATATGCTCCGAGTTTAAATTCTTCATTATATATATTCATAATATTATAATTCCATTAACAAATTTATGGGTAATTTTCCATTATTCAAAACCACCGCACACCCAACACAAGGCTTACGTCCATATTTGGCATATGCCATTGCATAGCTTTCGTGGTCTATCCCACACCCCACCTGCATTCCGAAGCATCTAAAATTTTGCCCGACATAACTTTCACAATATGCCTGTGTATGGAGATGACCCTGTACAGTATTCATCATATCTGCCCTACACTTACTCCTCGCTGTACCACCCTCCCCATGCAAAAATTGTACGCCATTTTTAACATATCTTTCAACAAAATTCCAACCAGGCACTTCTAAGACTTCTTTGTATGATTTGATCCACTTGCTAGGGATAGCACTTGTCTGTGCCTTACGCATCACCATACGATCATGGTTGCCTATAATTACAGTTGCTTTATTAAACGCCTTATACCATCTAGCTATTCTTTGTATTGCGTACTCTAATTCATCAGCACCCCCCATTCCATCAGCAGAGGTTTCATGGTAGGAGCTGTAGTGGTTATCAATAACGTCGCCAATAAATATGACCTCATTACAGTCAAACTCATCATATTTGGAAACGCAAAATTCAAGGTATTTATCTAAGGAAAATGGTTCGTGTAAATCACCGATAACTAGAATGTTATTTAATCCGTTTCCTTCGGATTGGCGATAGTCTTCTATTAAGTCATATTCTGACTTTGTAAGTCTAAGACGATATTCTTTTATTTGTTTTATTTTTTCTTTATTTTTTCAAACCCCCTTGAACCAAAGTATGCACCCACAGTTGTAAGTAATGTGATTTCAAGTAAGGACACCCACCGTTCTGCTACGTTAAAATTAATTGCTCCACTATCAATGAAGACTAATAATACTGTTGACACAATTAAAAATGCTAGTGTAAGTGGTCTAATGTTTGCAGGTAACCAACCCGCCTTATTATCAGATTCCCAACGTCTAGTAACTTGTTCTTGTGCATTGGCTTGTGCTTCTAAAAATATCTGTTCAAATTTAATCTTTAATTCTTTGCGTTCTTCATCAGTTGTAATGATGTTATCAACCAAGTTATTAACGTCTATGTTTAAACCACCGAAGATTTTTGCTAAGAATTTCATAACGAACTATATTTAATTATTGATCTGTATTTTGTTTTGTTGTTTTCATTTTTATAAGCAACTAATGTTTCTCGCCTATTATCTATTACCTTCCAACTCAGGTGAATCCAGGCAGGTTCTCCGTCAACATATTCTGTGTTTTTTCCAAACTCTAAAATACATTGGTCAAAGTCTAAATCTAAATCTATAAGAGCTTGGTATATTCTTATATTGTCCATTTTGCTACGACTAACAAATTGGCAGTCTACAGCTTCATAACGACAATGCTGTGAATTAGCTGATGAGCCAATAACTTGGGATAGGGCAGGGCTTCTATAGCCGCTAGTAATTCTAATAGAACCCACTTCATTCCTGAGCGGCTGTAATAGATTAGCGGCTAGAAGCCTTAACTTTATGATGCCCTCTTTTGTAGGCGTATTATCCATGTTTAATCTTAACGCTGTATTGGACGCTATTAGCTCTTGTAATAAAAAGTTCCTTGATAATCTCATTCGAATTTAGCTAAATATATTTTGTCTATTTCCTTTTGTATTTCTTTTGGCGTTGCTTCTATCTTCATTAAGATATTAGCTTCAAACCTTGCCACCTCTTGCTGTTCATCAAATACAATAACAGTTGGCACAGACTTGATCTTGTGTTTTTCTTGCATATCAGGATTGGTGCATATAATAATACTATCAATATCGCAATCTTTTAAAACTTTAATATCAAAGTTATTATCTGTATTCCATTCACTATTAAAATGAACTACTGAAACCTGACTTAAACAAGTACCAATACAAAAAAACAATAAGGCAATTAAGATGTGTGGAAAATAATTCATATCTATTTGTTTAAGTTATATAGCCTTTCATCAATGGTATTTAACTTATCCTCAATGGCATCTAGTTTTTTGCTATTTCCCATTATGGTCGTTCGTACCAATTCGTCCTTTAAATTATACTCGGTAGCACTAACCCAATTCCCCTTTTCTAAAGCCTTTCTGTTTTCATCTATATCAGCTTTTAAAGTAAAATAGGTGCTTGATACTGATATTGCCATACCTATAACTATTGCTATCGTTTTTATATCTAATGTCATCTGTGACTTTTCACTTAAAACAGTTGGTTTCATTTGCCACAAGATTTAAAGTCCGAGATTCCTTGAGCAACAATAAGTGCAATTCCAACATAGATAAGGTTTGCCATTTCACCTTCTGATATTCCAAATACACTTGAGCAGTTTATAAAAATAAACATACCAAAGGCATACCAGAATTTTTTACTGTTTACAATGTTTTTTAAAATTTCCATTTTTATATAAGTATTAAGTTAATTCCTAAGTTAATTGTATGGTTTTCCCTATTAAAATAATTCAAATATTCTAATTGAGAATACAACGATAATGATTTAGTTATCTTCAAATTTCCTATTATTCCATAGTCATAGTCGCTTGTGTCTGATCCATATTCGGTCAGTTTGTGGTTTGCAAAAAAGTAATTGCCATACGCTAAGATAAAGAACTTATCTAAATGCAAGTAATAAGAAAGACCTACAACCCCTGACAATGTATTTTGATTTCCTAATTCTCCTAGCTTTTCCCTATTGTATTGAGCAGGAATAGTAGCATAATGCTGTAAGAATTGTGCTGTATTTTGTGCTATTATTTGTCCATCTAATACCCACCTATAGAATGATTGTTCTAGCCTGTCCAAGTGTCCATTGTTATTAGCATCTATAAACCAATACTCTGGCTCATAGCCTAATGCTTCTGCAACAGCTTCAAAATCATCTGAATTTGGAAAGTCAATTCTAAAGGGGTTTAGGTTGTAAGTGGGGTGATTCCTAACAACACAGCCTAAAGATGCTCTAAAACGCTTAAAATCGTGCTTAAAACGCAGGTCTAGTGCTTTATAGTTTAAATCTATATAACCATTATTGGAAAATTGTATTTTAGAGATAGTATGTTCGCCTACATATCTTAGCCATATGTCGTGTGATTTATATTCTACTCCCCTATTTTTAATGCTTTCATATTGCAACAAGTATTCAAATCTATCAACAGGTGATCTAAATAAACTAGCATTTTCTTCTAAGCCATCATAGTAAAACTTTGGCTTCTTTTCAAATTTAAAACGGGATAGCTTTTTAACTCCAATAAAGTATCTGTAATTAGCACCTTCATCAATAGTTGTTTCTACTAAGTGACCATCTATATATTGGTATGATTCTTGTGCTGTCATCATAGCACTAGAACTTCCACCTGCATAGATAGTGGCATATTTATAAAATTGACCACTGCAAATAAATGGTAATAATAGAAATATATACTTAATCATTAGGATATGTCTAGTAGCCTATATGTAGTCCAAACATCAATACTTGCTCCTGTAGGTGGTGTCATAGCAATATCCAAAAACATATAGAAACCTAAATTTGCAATTGAGGTAGCACTCGCACCCTTTGAACTTTTAGTACCACCATTAAATATCCAAGAAACACCATTATAACCACCCGCAGTTCTAGACCAATATCTTGAATTATCCCAATAGTATGTGGTGTCGTTATTGATATGTCCAAAATAAAGAGTTGGAGAAGTGATACTCGCAACAGAGCCAACAGTATATTCTAGATAAACAGAAAGTGGTTGAATAATCTTATTTGCACCTGCAAGTCCTACTAATGTTTTACCTGTTGTATGTAAGGCGGTAAGCTCTGCATTGTTAATAGTTACTTTTTCGCTAGTAATTACATAAGGTGTTATTACTTTTTTAGATGTACCCGCTGCACTTCCCGAAACATCAGATATATCAACCACCATAAGTATATCATCACTTGCGGGATTACTTGCTAATGCTGCCCTGTCGGTTAGTCTTTGTCCTGCCATAATTTAATCTTTTAATGTAATTTTTTAACTTTTTAAAATTCTCCAAACTACTTGGATATGTTCTACGTTTCTTAACAGCCATAAATAGTAATACCTGTTCCTTGTAAAAAACTCTTTAATCTATTATTTCTTGGCACATTAGTATCAAGATTTATACCTGCATAATAATTTCTTGTACTCGCTGACAATTCCCCTGCATCAGAATTTTGCCCATACTCAGGAAAAGATGCAGTTCCTTTATCTGTCAAGTAATCTATCATTCGTTGACGATAAAATTCTGCGGCACCTTGTGACCTCTCCATTAATGGTTTTAGGTCATCATAACTAGCACTACTAGATTGATCCGTAGCACCCATGATTACAGTTGCAGAGTTAACCATTCTAATACGAAGAAATGGCAAAAGTTCCGCAAAGGCAAATTGCACCAATGCCTTTTGCAAGTAATCTTCTACAAGTGTTTTATAATCACCCGCTAATGTACCTGCCTGTATTTCTGATTTTAATTTAGTATCTAAATCAGTCCCTAATATTGGTAGTATAAACATGTCTTGAGCCAATAAGATATAGGGCATTATTAAGTCATCTTCTACCGAGCCACCAATCGCTGAATCCTTTTTCAGTCGTGTGGCTGAAATGTATAATGTATGTTGTATCGCCATAGTGTTTTATTTTATACAGGTGTTGACCTGCTTCTTTGTTTTTCTACTCTTGGTTTTAAAAACCCATGATTAGGCAGTTTCCAAGTTATTTTTCTCATTTTTGCATCATCAGGCATAGTCATCTTTCCATTAGCAAATTGTTGTGACACAAGCCTAAAGTTATTTAGTGTACCATTTGGTAAGTATTCGAACTCTGTAAATTCCTTACCATCAACATCAACAAATGTTTTTCCTTTTGGAACTTGCCTTCTAAAATAAAATACCCGAACCCATTTATGGCGACAGTTAGCACCGCCCTTGTATAATGCGATATTATAGGTATTTGATCCACCTGGTCCGAACCCCTTATTAACAGATTTTTGTGATGCTTTCTTTAAGTCTTCCATTCTATATAGTGTGCCTTGCTTAGATTTAGCAACCATTTTTTCACAAAACTTTCTACTTGTTACTTTTCCTGTTTCTTTACTTATAGATAATGTTTGAGAATACCTATATAAAACCCTAAACATTCCAACATCACTAGAGCTGTCTGCAACATTTGGTGTTCCTGCAGGTGCATAAGCAAATTCATGGTATCTGCTATCAATTTCAAAATCATCTAATTCTTCTTGGTGTGCTTCAAACCATTCATCGTCTTCTAAAGTAATTCCTATGTCATCAAAATAATCTAAACAAACATCATCATCTTCAACATCTATTGCGTTCATTTCTACTAATTCTTCAGTATCTATATCTTCATTTGATACACCTTCTTTTTCTTGATCTTCTTCTGATTGTGTTTTAGTAACTTCTAAATCAATGAAATCAGCAGGTTTAAGCGACTTAAAGTACAGATCAAGGTTTATATCATTAATTCTAAATATCTTCTCTAAGCCCTTTAAAAGCGTGTTCTGGAAGGGAACGACCACAGTATTGGTAAACAAACTAAATGCATCTCGGAGTTCGTCTGCATTATTACCAAGTCCACCGCCCTCTGCCCGTATTCCAAATAATATCGGAGATGTGACTCTATGACCCGCCAAAATTTGGTTTACAGATTGCTTGGACATTTCTACCCATGCTGATTGAGCGTCATTCATTTGGATAGGTTCTATGATAGGTGCTGTTTCTTTTCCGTCGTTGAAAGTGATTAATATCTTTCCTGCGTTGCCAGTCCCTGCGAATTTGGAATTAAGTTGTCTTTCAATAGTACGTCTTTCTTCTTCGGTTGGAACACCATTGGAAAAACCAACGTGCATTGAGGGGGTCATGCCTGACGTAATATTAGATAAATGAAACTGTGCGATTTCGAGTTCCATTTGAATCCAATCCGTTGCGGCAACATAATCTGGTGCAAATCCGTAAAATAATGCAGGGTTCTTATCTCTAATCATTAGGATTTGACTTGCCTGTGTTCTATCTTCTGTATTAAAAGCAGCATAAGGTCTTGGTCTATATTCCCCCTTTTTAGATTTTGACCAATCAGCAGAATAGTAATAGTGTTCTATTTCACCATCTACCATTTTACCTGATCTTATATATTGAGCAGGTATGTGAATCATCTTAGCTATCTTGCTTCTATCTCTTGACCATATTACATTAACGTAACACCCGCCAAATAGCTTTAAATCCATTGCTAGGTCTTTTAATACATCATCATCAGAATTATGTAATAGTTCTGTTAAACGCAAATAAGACTCTTTAGTGTCTGTGTTCTCATCTGCATTAGTAGCTGCCAATCCTTCACCATAAATCATAGCACCTATTGACTTAACTAAAGCACCATTGATAGCACTACCTAAAAATAGTTCTAATAAGTAATTAGGGTAAAGGTTATCTTCACCAAAAGAAACCCAGTCTTGATTAGGGGTTTCTACTAAATGAGGAATGTTATAATGTGATAATTTTATTAAATCTAAATTCATAATTAAAATGTTATATATACGCTTTCTGTATCAGAGTCGTTAGTTGTGTATTCTGTATATTGAGCTGTAGCAGTTGAAGATATTAAATTCATTAAACCCGTATAAAGTGTTTTAATTGTATTAGCGGGATCAAGATTTGAGTTGAGATTATTTTGATATATTGTAACATCATAAAAGCCCAAAGGATAGTCTGTAGTTCCAAGTACTATAAGACCACCAAGAGGATAATCTGCACCAATTTTATATGTCAGCTTATTATATCTTTCTGCAGTTGAACTTGTAACCGATGTAGGCATAAAATTTAATACTTTTTGCGTTTGTTGGCTTTTAATAGAGATTAATGGTCGCAGATCAGCATCAACAGCCACAGTAGAAACGTCACCTAATTGTAAATAGATATAATTTTCTATTAAACCACCTGATGTCAGCGTCGCTTGTATCATTTATAACTTTTCTTCTTAGGTTTATCTTCTTTAGGCTTATCTTCTATGAATAACAAGTTTCTAACATCTTCCCTAAGTTTTGCTATCTGTATTTGTGATAGATCATCTAAGGGTATTCTAATAGAGTCAATAGATTTGCCTTCCCATTCTTTTTTTAATTTCCAAGTCATAGTGTTTTATTATAAATATAAAAGTTAGGTTATTGTTTTTTAGTGTACAAAAAAAGGGGTAATAAAACCCCCTTTTTCTTTGTATATAGAGTAACGATTAAGTTCCTACAGTAATAGTTAATGCTGCTTCATCAGCCAACCCATCAAATGGATATTTAGCTGTAGCTGGTCCTGCACTTGCAGCCAACTGTACTAAAGCATTTCTTTCATCTGCTGCCCATTCAATAGTGTATCCTTGCATATCGCCCATTGCAGTACCTGTCACAACTGTACCGCCTGTAACGTGGCAACCATTATCTATTCCTAATAAGAATACATTGTCTAATGAATCTTGTACAAATATCTGAGGTCTACCATAAGCAATTAATCTCAGCTCATTAGTCATATCATGATCTATTTTTTGTAGTACAATAGATAGTGTTTGGCTAAAAAAAGCAGTACCTGTAGCATTATCTGAATTAACATTTACTGTTAAGCTAGATAGATTGTGTACTAAATCATATTTAAATACTTCTGTTAAACTGCCAGACTGAATTTGCCATGTAGCAAATCCTGCTGTAGTCATTTCAGTACTATTAATGGTAGCAACTTCACTAACATTATTACTATATCCTTTAGCAATATAGATAGCTTTCAAGCCACCGATCCCGTC